CGAGCCGCTTCACCCTGACCTGCTTCCATACTTAGAAACAAGTAGAGGCGAATGGGAAATGTTGCGCCACCCGCTTGTTTATCAGGTGCCATTTCGTTCCAACGGTAGCGCCAATGCTCAATACGCCCAAAAATTAAAAGCAGTCAAAGAAGCGCTTGGGTCTTGGAATTACAACCAATATGTATTTTTACACGAACGCCCATACAGAGTTGAAGCCTTCAAAGATATTCAAAAACAATTAGGCGATGTTGGCTACTGGAGACTTCTTACCCAAGTTTGGGTAGATACAGAAAACCAATACGCCTATCTTAAGGATTGGAAAAAATTACTTTCCGCAGACCGTAGAGACCGTCATTACATGATGAATGAAGAAGATGACCAAGCCTTGCGCTCGCTTCCTGATGAAGTAACTATTTATAGAGGCTGCCAAAAAGGATTAAACGAGAACGGATTATCTTGGACACTAGATAAATCCAAAGCGGAATTTTTTGCCAATCGGTTTGGCAAGAAAGGAATCATCTTGGAGAGAAAGATTCCAAAGTCAGAAATCGTGGCACTACTTACAGCCCGCGGTGAGACAGAAATTATATGGGAGGGGAAAAAATGAAATGTTATACCTGCGGGTCAGAGTTCAGAATTACATTTATTAAAGATAAGCCGTATTGCTTTCGATGCGAGGCAGATGCCTCACTCGTTGCAGTCGGGTTAATCCGACCAGTAAAGGAGAGAAAATATGTTGGCTAAGTACCTATCCAAGAATGGTGGTCGCGTTACAGCGCGTGGCTACAAAGTCTCAGAATGGGTGGATGCTCTGGGGGTATTCCTCCTAATCCTGACCGTTTACGGCATTGTGGGGTCAATAGAGAGCGAAAGGTGGTTCTGATGTTGATTCCATCTTGGGCTAAGTTCAAAGAGCCTCTACGGGTCTCTGAAGCCTCTCTCGCCCGCATACGCGCCCGCGAGCGCGAGCGCCTACTATCCGAGGAAGCCGATAAGCGACACGCTCGCCGTAAGGCTCGTTTGGATTTGATTATTAAACCCCAGTAGGGTATCCTTATCTTGTAACCGAGAGAAAGGGTCAAAATGAAGCCGCTTGAAGAAATGACTGCTCCAGAGATTGCAAAGGCAATAGACCAGTTAGATAAAGCGATGTTCGCTCAACCACTTGCAAAGCAAGCCGAATATGCAAAAGCGATTGGTCGGTTAATTCAACTTCACCAGAAAAAAATTAAAGGGGAGGAATACTAATGAAGCCAGCAGTTTCTCAAGTCAAAGAATGGATTGAAAACGAATTCATCGGCAATTCAGCAGCAAAGGTTTTTGTCGCTGATATTGATGACGATTTCTTCAAGGTTGTCGGCGGTGGAAAGACAAAGTATTTCTACGGCGAGACAGCGTGGCAAGATGCTCAAAGATTGGCTGGAGATATTCATTTTGCTGATAACTTTAAGGAGGGCAAGTAATGGCGGAAGCAATAGTGAATTGCGAAACTTGTGGGCGCTACAGAGATAAGTTCAGCACAGGCTGGGCTTGGGAAGAATGTAAGTCTTGCGATAAGGGAGGAAACAAATGACACAAACAGCAGAAAAAATTAAAAGCGGCTACGACATTCTTGTTGAAGCATCAGAAGCCGCAGAAGCGGCAGTTCGCGCTTGCCGACCAACACCAATTGTTGTTGGCTCTCCATCAACACCACTTGGCAATGATGTAGACCCAACCCAGCAAACTTGGTTTGTTGAAGGTGGAGTTTGCGGATTCGCTTCAGTAGTAATTAAGCCAGCGCGAGGAAAATTCGTTGCTGAACTTAAGAAGCGCAAAATTGGTTATGTTGGTTATTACGGTGGTTACTCCGCTAGTTCTTGGGAGTTCGCACCAAGTATCCGTCAAGACCAAAGTTACGAAAGAGCGTGTGCAGCAGCAGCGGGAGCGGCAAAAGTTCTCCAAAGTTACGGCATCAACGCTTATGTGGATGCACGAATAGACTAAATAGAGTTCACCCGCTGGTTGAGCGCCGTTCCGTTCCCAGCGGGTGTTCTGTATCCAGTTGGTGTACCCTTTTAATCGGGTACCCAAGTTCGGTAGGGTAGATTGCCCGATGCTGTCTGTCCTCTCTCATAGACTGGCATTGTGTTGGCTCCCCTACCGAACGCCCATTTATTTATTACTCTGGTTGGTTACAATCCACAGATTTATCTGCTACCTTTATTGCAGGTCGCAAATCACCTACACCTCAAAAGCGAGGTCAGTCCGATACTGACAACAAGGATTCGTTACATCCAGTAACGCCGAACCGTTCGCTCCGAACTTTGGAGGAATATGCGTACTTATGGAAAACTACAAGTAAAACCTATTCACATCGCGCTAATCAGCGCATTACTAATTACAACTAATCCGCTTCAGATGCCAAAAGACCCAACGGCATCAGCAGTTGAAGTAATAGTTGAACCACCTAAGCCCGTCTTGGTTGAAAGAACACCAGAGGCGGCTAAGGAATACGCCAAAACCCAACTAGATAAATTCGGTTGGGATACACCTAAACAATGGGCTTGCCTTTTGGATTTGTGGACTGGCGAATCAAATTGGCGACCAAATGCCTACAATAAACAAGCCGTCTACCAAAATGGCGAGCGCCTTCATGCAGGTGGAATTCCCCAGATTCTAGGACTTGACCCAGATACTACGGTTGAGCAACAGATTGAAAGAGGATTTCTCTATATTGAATCGCGCTACGACACGCCCTGCAACGCTGATTCCTTCTGGCATCGGAATTTCTGGTACTAGAGTTCAGGCATGGATGAAGAACAAAAAAAGCCTTCCGCGATAGATAATGCCCTTGCGGAAATAGCGAGGATTGCATTTCCAGACCCAGCCATTTGTACTGGCTGGGTTCTGGTCGCGGAATGGACAGATGGAACCCCTGAAGGTTTTTGGACAACTGTTTTCGCAGATGACCAGCAACCTGATTGGCGGCAAAAAGGATTGCTTCATCACGCACTAGAAACTTGGGGAGAGGACAACCTGTATGACGATGACATTGACGGAGAAGGAGAGACTGGAACTTCTCCAGAAACTTCTAGTTGAAAGATACGGCGAATTAGCGACACGCCAAGAGAGCCAAATCACAGATAGTTAGAATAACTAACCTTATTATTTATTTATGAGTTTACTAGAGTTTCTTGATAACGCACCGTGCAAAGATTCAGACCCGTGGCTCTTTGACCAATATCAATTAGACCTTGCACAACCTGGATTGCAGTATTGCCGAAACTGTAAATTCTGGAACGAATGTGATTCTTTAGTAAAGCCTGAGAGTTCTAATTATGATGGAATTGCCGCAGGTAAAGTGTGGCGCAATGGCAATTTATTGGCTAGGTTATCTCCCACATCCCCATATCCATTGATTGTTAATGAGGAGAGAGAGGTTTTTATTAGTGTTGAAGCCGTGGCAGTTCGAAGGAGCGAGTTGTTGGGGGATTGAAACGAACTTTTATTTTCCAGAACACCATAAGGTGACTGATGAAAATAAGAAAGTAAAGGCACTATGTAAATCGTGCATCTGGCAAAAAGAATGTCTGACCTACGCACTACATTATTCAGTAGACGGAATCTGGGGAGGAACAACCCCTAGAGAACGGGTAGGAATAAGAAAAAAACTAAATATCATCCCGATACCTATAAACAAAGGAAAATGACAAATGACTCAATTAACTATCACGGGAAATGTAGTAGCAGACCCAGAGTTGCGCGTAATCGCAAGCGGGAAATCAATTGCGGCTTTTACAGTCGTATCATCTAAATCAGTTAAACAAGCCGATGGCTCATGGGAAAATACCGATACAACATTTTGGGATATTAAGTGTTGGGGTAAGACCGCAGAGAATGTAGCCGATTCAGTCCAAAAGGGAATGTCAGTAATTGTTGTAGGCACCGCAGTTCAAGAGAATTGGGATGATAAGGCGACAGGGGCTAAGCGCTCAAAGATTGCCGTCACCGCTTGGAATGTTGGAATTGACCTTAAGCGCCATGTAACCACGGCAAGCGTTGTCCAGCGCACAGATGCCTCTTTTAATCCGCCTACGCCTGACCCTTGGAGCGCTCCGTTCGGTTCGGATGTTGCGCCTTTTTAACCACCATAGAGTATGCTAGGGGTTAATAATTTCCTTATGAAAGGGGAAAATCGTGGCTTGGACTGATTACTTTGTCAGCACTATTCCTGGCGCTAAAGTCGTTGTATCCGAATCTGGCAGACCGTTTGTATCGCATGAGATTGACCCACGCGAATATGTGGAAATTGAATTGACCGAAAGCATCAATGAGTTGCCTTTCAAGATTTCATTTCGTTCATTTAATTCACTTGGCGAACAAACAGAACATCGTATGTACGCTCAAGCGGGTACAAAAGATATGGCTCGCATCTTTGCAAAACAAATTACTACCATGCGTTTGAATTCCAAGGAATTTGTCCTAGACGGAGAATAAGTACAAAATTCACTTAATGCTAAAATCATTGGGTGGAACACGACTACTCTGACCTAAATGGCGGTGGAGTCTTGTCCGTTCTTGGAGCCTTCGCGGTGCAAACCCATGAATTATTCACGGAGTTGCAAAGTGCGGGGTTCAATGAAGAACAGGCTATCAAAATTCTTGTCGGACTAGCATCTAAAGAGTAGAGGGAAACAATGGCAGAAAAGCCAGATTTACAAGAACTCGGCTCTACGGGATTACGCCGTTCGAGTGGAACAGTTTATGAAGAATTCCTTGTCAATCTTCGTGGTCTGCGCGGAGCCAAAACTTACCGTGAGATGGCTGATAACGACCCAACAATCGGGTCAATGCTTTATGCCATTGAGAAAGTTATTACTCGTTTAGAGTGGCGCGTAGACCCGTATTCAGATAATTCAGCAGATGGCGATGTAAAGCCTGAAGATGAAGAAGTCGCGGCGTTCATAGATTCTTGCTTGCACGATATGTCGGATTCTTGGGACCAAACACTTTCTCAAATTCTTTCAATGCTTGTTTATGGATACTCCTACAACGAAATTGTTTACAAAGTCCGTACAGGTCCAGAGGCAAAAGACCCATCTAAGCGTTCTAAGCACACAGATAACAAAATTGGATGGCGTAAGTTGCCTATCCGTTCCCAAGAAACTTTATTCCGC